TGCTCTCGGTGCTCACCCTGCAATTCACCCCCATCGAATACCGCCAGCAGATCGTTCGCCGCGTCTTCGATTCACTGGCTCCGGGCGGTGCCTTCATCCTGGTGGAGAAAGTGCTGGGTGCCACCTCCAAGCTCGATGAGGCGTTCGTGAATCTCTTCCTCCAGATCAAGCGGGAGAACGGTTATTCCGACAGCCAGATCGACCGCAAGCGGATGTCGCTCGAAGGCGTGCTGGTTCCGGTGACCGCCCGCTGGAACGAGGAACTTCTCCATCAGGAAGGCTTCACGTCGGTCGATTGCTTCTGGCGGCACCTCAATTTCGCCGGGTGGGTGGCGGTGAAGCCATGAGCGCCGATTTCAGCCTCAAATACGAGGGCTGTGGCTCTGGCTTGACCCCGGGCCGAGGTCTGCTAAGTTCGATCCGTGAGCCGGAATACGGTCAGTTTCCTCGAAATTCAAAAAGCCCATCAAAAGGAGCGGGCCGAGGATGCGCGTGCCTTGCGTTCGGGAAAGACCTCCGCTCGGAAACTACAGGAGACAAACTCATTCATTCCGGTCGGCGCGACCATGAAAATCGTCGATCTTGCGGGCTACGTAAAAAATCGCAGGGCCAGGTGAGCGACGCGATGAGACAGCCGACGGGACTCGGCGACTATTCCGATGTTCTCGGGGTGGAGGTCGGGCTGCCGGTGCCGGTTGTCGTTGGTGGGCAGGCCGCAAACGCATGGGCCATCTACTATTCGAAACGCATCGGTCGCAAGTTGGCACGCTATCGTCCTTTCACCAGCAAAGATCTCGACATCACAGGCAACCGCGAGCTTCTGGAACACATCAAGCGGATCACCAAGGGGGCTGTTTTCTATTCCGAGCCAAGAAGTCCGGTGATTGGTTATGTTGAGGCATCATTGGGCGATGGACTCCGGAAAATCGAAGTGCTGCGGGATGTGAAAGGTCTCACGCGTGATGAACTAGCCGACGCGATTCAGGTCACAGTTGGCAATCTCGTGGTGCATCTTCTGGCTCCCATCAAGGTATTGAAAGCCAAGATATGCAATGTCGTCACGTTGGATCAGGCCGAGCGCAACGACGTGAACCATGTGCAAATCATGATCCTGTGCGTTCGGGAGTTCATTCTTGATCTTCTTGCCAACGCGGCCGACGGACAGATTTCCCAGCGTGATGTCGTGGATCTATTGGAAGAACTTCGTGCGATAGTTCGGTGTCCTGACGCGGCCAAGGCGGAGAAAATGTGGAGTCTTGATTTCAGCAAGGTGTGGCCGATGAAAAAACTGACTGGCTGCGAATTGCAGAAGATTGAACGGTTCGTTCAATACAGAATCAGGCCCGGGGATTGACAGTTTCTCTAAGGCGTGGAGCCGAAAGAATTGTCACCGGACATCGCGGGTAAAATCCTCGACGCCGATTTTCAAAACATCGTGAAGAAGGTCGCGGCGGGGAAACCGCTCACCGTGGCCGAGCGTGCCCGCATTGAATCCCGAGCGGCCGGCAGCGCGGAAACGATGGCCTATACCAAGACTTTGGTGGAGCTCGCCGCCGTGCTCGGGGTGTCTCGCCGCACGCTTTCCTCCTGGCAGAAGATGGAGGGCGCTCCCAAGTCCCTTTCCAATGGACTCTGGCCGGTGGCTGACTGGCGCGAGTTCGTGCGGATGCGCGGATTGAGTGCTGGCCGCGTGCCGGTCGGCAACGAAGAGCCTCTCAAGGCCCGCAAGCTTCTAGCAGAAGTCGAAGAGAGGGAGCTTCGCATCGCGGTGAAGAAAGGCGAATACGTCCCGCTCACCAAGGTCCGCGAGGAATGGATCGGCCTGGTGGCTCAAGCGACGTCCATCCTGCGGGCAAAATTCGAGAACGAGTTGCCTCCCGTGCTCTCCGGTCTCGACGCCACCGGAATTCAGCGGGAGTGCCGCATGGCGATTGATGAAGTCCTGCTTTGCCTCCACGAGTCATGAAAGTCCTCAAGGAAATCTGGCGCGAAGCATGGCAGCCGCCTGACCGTCGGCCTGCGTGGGCGTGGTGCGAAGACCACATCGAGGCTATCCCGTATTCACCCAACCCCGGACGCTTCCGTTCGGATAACTCGCCATGGATTCGAGAGGTCATGGAATCGTTGGTCGATCCGCGCATCCGGTTGGTCTCGATCATCGCCTCGGTCCAGTCGTCCAAGACCACCGCTCCCGAGCTCACGCTCTGCTACATCATTTCCAACCTGCCAGGACCCGCGCTGTGGCTTGACCAAACCGACGAAGATGCCCGCGATTATTCCGAGTCGCGCCTGCAGAAGCTTTTCGACCAATGCCAGCCGGTCGCACGGCTCATGCCCACCGGCGTCCACCGCCACAAGCGCAAGAACAACGCGATCCAGTTTACCAACGGCATGACGCTCTGGATTCTCGGGGCGCACAACAAGACCAACCTGCAGCGCCGGTCGATCCGCTGGTTGATCGGTGACGAAACGTGGCGCTGGCCACTAGGTCACATGGCGGAAGCTGAGGCTCGCGTCACCGCCTTCGGCTGGCTCGGCAAATGCATCTTCATGAGCCAGGGCGGCGAGGAAGACGACGACACCCATCGGAAGTTCGATACCACTGACCAGCGCGAGTGGACGTTTGCATGTCCCGAATGCGGCCATCGTCAGCCGTTCAAGTGGGAATACGTCGAGTGGAGCAAATCGGCCCGCGACGAATCCGGCGAGTGGGATTTCGACGAGGTTCGGCGCACCACGGCGATGCGCTGCGAATCGTGCAACCACTACTTCAACGACGGCGAGCGCACCCGTCGTGAACTCAATGCCACCGGTGCCTTCGTCGCCAAGAATCCAAAAGCCTCGAAGGAAAACGTCGGCTTTCACTGGAACGCCCTGTGCGCGATGAGCTGGGGGCAGTTGGCCGAACTCTATCTGCGGGCGAAGGCGGCGGCGCGGAAAGGTGACGTATCCTTGCTGCAACAGTTCTATCAGAAGCGCCTCGGCCTGCCGTGGCGTGAATACGTCGAGGATTATAAACTCGAAATTGTCAAATCCGGCTACAAGCGCGGCGAGACGTGGGAAGAGGAAGGCGCGATTGATCCGAAGACCGGGCGTGTGATTTCCGCCCCACTGCCCGAGCGGGCCGGACTGATCCCGCTGCGTTTCATCACGGTGGACTGCCAGATGGACCACCTCTTCGTCGTGGTCCGCTCGTGGTCGGCGGAGGGATCGAGCCGACTCATGTGGAACGAGCGCATCCTGACCTTCACCGACATCGACGTGTTGCAGGAACGTTTCGAAGTCCATCCGAGCCTCGTGTTCCTCGACGCCGGCTATGCGACCTATGACGTCTATCGCGAGTGTGCCAAGCGCGGATGGGTGGCGCTCATCGGTGATCGTCGCCCGGTCTATGCCCACAAGGGGCGCGACGGGAAAACTGTTCAGCGGTTCTACTCACCCCGGCGCAAGGTTGTGCTGTCGCATCGCCAGCACTGCCACGTCCATTACTGGAGCAACCTCAACATCAAGGACACGCTCGCCCGCCTGCGGCGCAATCAGGATCCGGCTCAGGGGCCGACATGGGAAGTGCCCGATGACATCGACGACGACTTCCTCGCACAGATGGAAAGCGAGCAGCGCATTAAGGAAAAGGGCCAGTGGATGTGGAAGCAAATCGGTTCGCGGCCGAACCACTACTTCGACTGCGAGGCGGAACAGGCCGCCGCCGCCACAATGCTCAAGATCGTCGGACGCGAGTCGATCATGACCGCACCGGTTGACACTCCGGACGGGGAGTCATGAAAACCGTCACTATCCTTCGTTTCCTCACCTTTGTTGGTTCCGGCCTTTCCACGCTCGCTGCCCTCGACCTGACTGGCGTTGCCAGTTTGCTTGAACCCGGCATGGCGAAATACATGCTCGCCGCCGGTCCCGCTGCCCTCGCCGTGAAAGAACTTGTCGTTGTGCTCGGCGATCTCTTCGACGACGGCAAGCCGAACAAATCGTTCAAGATCGGTCTGTTCTGCTTCGCCATGGCGGCGCTGACCGTGCCATTCCTTGCCTCGTGCTCCACGCCACCCGTGGTCACTGGTGAGTTCATCAGCAAGGACGGACGACTCACCGTTCATCCGGACGGTCGCTTCGAAATCGTCGTGGAACCCCGCACTTCCAAGTAAGCCATGAGTGCGGCATTGTGGAAGAAGATCCAATCGGTTTTGGGAATCACCGCTGATGGCGTCCCGGGCGACCAGACGGCCAATGCGGTGGCGGCCAAGTTCGGGCTGATTTCGCAGGTCCCGATCTTCGATTCCCGTTCCGAGGCGAACATCGCCACACTGGTTCCCGGCGCACAGGCGAAGGCACGCGAATGGTTGGTGCGATGCCGTGCCGAGGGAATCAACGTGAAGGTGATCTGCGGCCTGCGGACCTACGCTGAACAGGCTGAACTCTATGCACAGGGTCGAACCAAGCCCGGTTCCAAGGTCACCAACGCCATGCCCGGCTATTCGTGGCACAACTTCGGCGTGGCGTGGGACTTCGTGGTCTTCGACGCCAACGGGCAACCGCAATGGGACAGTCCCGAATGGCACGGCATTAAGCGGGATGCTCGAAATTTGACCACTGAACACCAAAGGGTTGCATCTTCCAGTTTTGACGAAAATTGCCTTAATCCCGTGCCATTCGGGACAGTCCCCTGATGGACCGATGCGGAGAGATCGGAGAGGAACTCGGGCTCGAATGGGGTGGACGCTGGAAGAGTCCCGAAGACAAGCCACACCTTCATCTGAAGACCGGAGTCACGCTTGCCGAGGCGCGCCAGATTCGGAAGAGCGGCAGGCAGATAGCCTGACCGTTGACAGGCGCAACCTGACATGGCACGCGGACTCTTCATCACCGGCTTCACGATTTCCGAAGTGCTCGCGATCCAGCAGCGGGCGAAGGAATTTCTGATCGAGGGCAAAACCCTCATGACCTGGAACGAGGCGGGCAGCTCGGCTTCGAAGCAGTTCACCATGCCGGTCGATCAGGTGCTTGAGGAATGCGGCCATGCGCTCCGCGTGCTCGATCCCGCCACCTACGGCAAACCCCGCATCGCCGCAGCCTCCTTCATCTCCGGACACCTGCCGAAATGAACCGCTTCAAACACTTCGCGCACCTGCTTTTGCCGCCGATTCTCGTTCCGAAGGCGTGGGGCTCCCCATACGAGTCGGCAAACTGGTCTCCACGTCGCGGCAGTGTGCCGGGAGCATCACCAACCGACGCCCGAAACGAACTCACGCCGGGTGTCCGCGCCGAGCTGGTTCGCAAGTCGCGATACATGCACAAGAACAGCGGATTCGTGCGGGAGTTGGTCGCCAACATGGCGATTTACTCGACCGGCGACGGCATCCGCGTCCAGGCGCAATCACCCGATCCGGTGTGGAACCGGGCGGCGGAAGCCTATTTCGCGATGTGGTCGCCCCGCTGTGAAGTGACGCGGCGGTTTTCGTTCGAGGAATGCCAGACTCTCGTCTGCCGGGGCATGGACATCGACGGCGAGTATTTCATCCACAAGACTCGCGACGCCCAAGGCGAACCACGCATCCAGTTGATCGAATCCCACCGCGTAGGCGACCAGTTCGGTTCACAGGAAACCATCGACGGAGTCGGCCTCGATGCGTGGGGCGCACCGGTTTTTTATCGGACGTTGGAAGACAACAGCAAACACCGTGATTTACCAGCCGCGTCGGTTCTCCATATCCACGAACCCGAGTGGGCCGGCGGTGTCCGCTCTCACCCGACAATCCAGCACTCGATCAATCATGTGATCGACGAAATGGAATTGCTCGCTCTCGAAAAGCACGCGGTCAAAGACAATGCGGACGTGGCTCGCATTCTCAAGACGGCTCGCGGTGAGATCGACGACAACGGCGACTTCGTGGTCGGCGGCGCGGTAGGCAGTGAGTCCAGCGATCCGGTTTCGTTGCAACGCATCGTCGGTGGCAAACTGGTCGCTCTCAAACCCGACGAGTCACTCGACAGCTTCCAGTCGAACCGTCCGTCGCCAACCTTCACCGGTTTCCTCGAATACCTGCGACGGGACTCCGCTCTGGGCATGATCCCCTTTGAGTTCGCGGCCGATTCCAGCAAGGTCGGTGGAGCCGGCGTGCGATTGGTTGTGGCCAAGGCGGATCGCCGCTTCTCGTTCCGCCAGATGATTCTCGAAAGCCGACTCATCAAACCGGTCTGGGCCTATGTGATCGGCGATGCCATTGCCCGCGGATTCCTGCCACCGGTGCCAGGCTGGTGGAAGATCAGCTCCGTTCCTCCCAAGCGCGTGACTGTGGACGCCGGACGCGAGGCGCAACAAAACCGTGCCGATGTGGAAATGGGCCTGAAAACCCTGTCGGATCATTTCAACGAACAGGGTGCAGACTTTGGCGAGGAAATCGAACGCCGCGCCAGCGATGCCAAGCTCATCCTGGATACAGCGGCGAAATACGGAGTGCCGGTGGACATGCTCTGGAAACCGAATGGCATGCCCGTCACTCTGCCCGACCCGGAAGAGCCACCGTCTGGCCGTTGACACTGCGTTTTTGGGACCAGAGAGAGTCAAAAATCCGGGGAAACACAGTTGGTATTTGTTGTTATTTTTGGCTGGTCCTGCAGCTCCGCATTTTTCATCATTCCGTCAGTCGGCTTGTCACGACTAACTCCAACCTTTCTCCGCATGAAAAACGCACTGCTTCTTGGCGTGGTCCTGCTTGCCTCCACCCTGTCTGCCACTTCCCAAGTCAACAGCGGCAGCAATGGCAACGACGGAGCCTTCAACCCGACTCAAAATGTCGAGATCGACATGGCCGACCACCCGGACGGGATCTATCACTACACGGCGGTCAACATCCCCTCCGGCGTTACCGTCACCTTTAAGCCAAACGCGGCGAACACGCCGGTGGTGTGGTTGGTGCAGGGGGAGTGTGTGATTGCCGGAACAGTTTCTTTATCAGGTGACCCAGTAGCTGGACTTGCGGCTGGTGCTGAAGGTGGACCAGGCGGATGGCGGGGCGGAAGTGGGGGCAGCAATCCAAGTCGAGGTCAGGGACCTGGTGGAGGCGATCCGAGTAATTATAGCAACTATGCTTCAAGTGGCGGGGGCTCGTTCGCCTCGTTGGGAGTTGGTAATGCTACGGGAACACTATACGGAAATCAATTCCTTGTCCCCTTAATTGGTGGATCAGGTGGAGGTGGTGTAAAGTTCCCCCCATGGGGAGGAGGCGGAGGTGGTGGCGCACTTCTAATTGCAGCCACGGTGTTCATCGAGGTGAATGGCACTATTAACGCTTCAGGGGGCAATGGAGAACGAGCTAATTGGGGGAATGGCAGCTCGACTCTTTCAGGAGCTGGTTCCGGCGGAGGAATTCGGCTGGTGTCACAGACTCTGAAAGGTTATGGAAGTATTTCTGCTAGCGCTGGAGGCGGTGGCAACTCAGGCGGTTCAGGACGAGTGCGAATAGACGTTCTCGATAATCAGTTTGGGGGTAATATCGCCGGGAGCATTTCGCAAGGCTTCCAACCCATCATCCTCCCCGCGCCCGGCCAAGGGATTCAGTTAGCCATTCAAAGCGTCGCAGGGGTCGCGGTGGCGGTGAATCCTTCCGGCGTGCTGGCGAATCCCGATGTCATCGTTCCGGCGCAGCAGACGAATCCGGTGTCGATCATCGTAGGTTGCACGAACGTCCCGCTCAACTCCGAGATCACGATCGTTGTGCAACCGGTGAACGGAGCCGCTGTGCAGGCCGTCGGACTCAACAACGCCGGCACTGCCGCCGCGAGCACCGCAACGGTGTCGCTGAATATGCCGCGCGGAGGCGGCACTATTTATGCTAAATGCGTGAGTGGACTTGCAGGGCTTGGGGCGGACACATCGTCGAAAGAACTGAGAACCAAGTCGCTTGCCCAGACCGGTTGGACAGCGGATGGGGAAAGGTTCGCGAAAATCGAAGTCACTGCGGCACTCGGAGGTGCCCAGCAAATTGCCTACATCACGGAATCGGGAAAGCGATACAACGCTCTTGCGGCCCGGTGATCGATTGAAAAATGCGTCTTGGACGGCCATCATGAATCGAGGAATTCGCCAATATTTTCTGCGCTGCGTCCTGCTGTTGTTCACAGCAGGCAGGCTGCTGGCAGCGGATACCGATGCTTTCTCGCCGGTTGTCAGCTACCAGTTTTTCGATTCACTGGACAACCCAGGCTCGGGCACGGAAATCATCAGCCCGGTGGTCAGCTACCAATTCTTCGACTGGCTGGGTGACGAAAACGTGGACTTCGCGTCCAGCCCGCCGGTCAGCTACTACTTCAACGGGCCACCCCGGATCGTCACCCAGCCTGCCAGTCAGTTGGCCAGAGTCGGCTCGAATGTCACGCTTTCCGTAGCTGCCGATGCCACCCAGCCGCTGTCCTACCAGTGGAGGCTTAATGGCCAGCCCCTGGCAGACACCAAGGGTGCTGCCATCGCCCTTGACAGCGTGCAGACCGGCAACTCCGGCCTCTATTCAGTGGTGGTGAGTAACGCGCAGGGCTCCGTGACGAGTTCCGACGCCCGCCTCATCGTCTATGATGCTCCGCTTGAGCCGCAGCCTGTGCCACCCGCGCTTCTTGCTGCCACCCAGACGCTTTCAGAGTCGCAGACGGCGCAGCCTGTAACACCAACCAACGCGCAGTTGAAGGTGTTGGTTGGGACAGCGGTTGACCGGAACAAAATGACCATCGTGATGACCCACGGTTGGAACAGCAGTTCTGAGGCCTGGCCAACCCCGATGGCAGCAGCATTGGCGCAAGCATACGCATCTAAGGCCAATATACTGGCCTGGGATTGGCGTGGTAATGCCGCCCAGCTTTCACCAGCCGCGGCTGCAGCTCGTACCGTGAGTGAAGGATCGGCGCTCGGTGGCGCTGTGATGGACACACTCGGGCAAGATTACGGCAAACCGATCCATTTTCTCGGACACAGTCTCGGCACGCTCGTGAACTGTGCCGCCGCCGACTACATCCACGGCGACCAGCGGCCAAGAGGTGATGCAAGGCAAACGAGTCAAGCCTTCGACCCGGCCAATACTCACATGACTTTGTTCGATCAGGCGGAACTGGTCACGGCAGTGAAGGGGATCCATGTGATGTTCGACCCACTTATTGGATTCGATAAGTTTACGCAAACGAATGGTGCCGACCAGTTGCGTAACTTCTGGTCCAAGGTGATACCGAAAAACTGGACGTGGATCGATAACTACATCAGCGAGGTGGGTTTGCCACACTCCGAGGCGGTTAATGTGATGTTGTGGCGCAAGAATCATGCTGGCTTATCTGAAAGCTTGTTCTCACCTCATGGCTACGCCTACGAGTGGTATGGGGAAACAATTCGCAATCCGCTTTCGAGCGCGATGGGACATCGCTGGTCGTTTGAGCGCAATTCGATAAGGCAGGCTCCGATTGCTCCGGCCTATTACCTGCAAAGCTTGGAGACCGACGCGCGGGAAATGAACCTGAATGTGACCAACCTTTTCACTGCGTTTTCGACACAAGCGGCGGCGAGTTCAAGTCGTCTCATCGCCTACCCAACCCTCAAGGCGGCACAGGGGCTTCACGCTATCGGTACAGCGGTGCAAGGCACTTATATGAATGGAATCCAATACGCTGGCGAGATGGTCGCTAACTTCGGAGAAAGTTTCTCGTTCCCGAAAGGCACACCGGTTTATCTCGGAACAGCGGGCTCCACGGCTGCGTATTTCGCGCCTACGAGTCAGTCGGTTGCCACTGATTTGCAGGCCAACTGGGACTTCCAGTTCAGTATCCAGCCTGGGGCTCCGCAGCCGCAACAGCTTCCAGACGGGGTGCAGGCGGCACCGGTGCCCTATTCCAACGAAGGACCGGTTTACACGATCATCCCGGTGCAAGTGCCGAACGAGGCGGTGGGTGTGTCGTTTGAATACAGCATTAGCGGATCGGCGGTGGACGAGTTCATGACCATGGGCATCAATACCAGCAACGAATACACCATGGAGGCGAAGTTTCTGGATGAAGGCGCATGGAACGGCACGCCCGTGATCCCGGCATCCGATTTCCGCAACCAGATGGTGGACCTTGTATTCGCGTTGAACGGTGTCAGCGCTCCACCTGCGGGGACTTTGAGCGTCCGGAACATCCAGTTTTACATTCCGCCGCGGCCCCAGCTCAGTCTGGAGAAATCCGGCAATCTGCTCACCGCATCATGGCCACTGTCCTCCCTCGACTGGACGATTGAAACCACAACCGACCTGAGCGATCCAAACGGATGGGCGACCGTTACGGAACAACCGACGGCATCGGAATTCTTCCATCGAATGACTTTTGACGTTTCCGGGAACGACAAGGCGTTTTTCAGGCTGAAGAAATAGAAGCGGGGAGCGGCAGTGCCAGTTGCTGCTGTTGGCGCAAAACATCTGAGACGTGGACTTCGAAATTTTCAGGGTGACGACTGCCCGTTGACAACGCCACCCGGGCGTGAACCCGGTAATTCAACATCGCGAGTGGCTGATCCAACCTGAAGCGCTGCAATCCATGGCCGCGTCCTTGCGGGGACTGGTAGATCGCGGCGGATTCCTCCCGAAGCAGGCAGCCGAAAGCCCGCTGCTTACCATTGAGGATGGCATCGGCGTGGTTGCCATCGAAGGGCCAATCCTTCGCAAGCCCGACCTCTTTGCACGCATCTTCTTCGGTGCGACCAGTTCCGAAGACATCGGTGAAGCTTTGCGTGAAGCGGGGGAACGCGACGACATCAAGGCGGTGTTTCTCAACATCGACTCACCCGGCGGTACCGTGGCCGGCACTCCGGAACTCGCGGCGGCGGTGAAGGCTTTGAATGGAAGCAAGCCAGTCTATGCGTTCTCTTCCGGTTTGATGTGTTCGGCGGCCTATTGGATCGCCAGCCAGGCCCGCGCGATCTACGCCACGCCCTCCGCCCAGGTCGGATCCATTGGCGTCGTGCAGGCGGTGATCGACAATAGCGCGGCCCTCGATAAAGCGGGCATCAAGGTCGAGGTCTTCTCCGTCGGCAAATACAAGGCGATGGGTGCGCCCGGCACTCCGCTAACAGATGATCAGCGCGAGTTGATTCAATCGAACCTCGCCGAAATCGCCGCTGAGTTTCACGACGCAGTGCTTTCCCGTGGCCGTGCGATTCCTGCCGAGGCGATGGAAGGTCAGGCATTTAGCGGCAAGCAAGCCCAGCGCCACAACCTCGCGGGCATGGTTCCCGACCGCGCCGACGCGATGCGCCGCCTGCGCGTCTATCACGCGTCGGTTGACACGGGATCACGGTCGATGAAGACCATCGAAGACGAACTCGCCGAAGCCCGCACCCAGGTCGCCAACCTGCAGCGGGACCACCAAGCCCAGACCGAACTGCTCAATGAGGCATCGACCAGCGTCGATTCCCTGCGGGGCGAAGTGGAGTTGCTTGCCGCCGAAATCGACACACTCAAGGCCGAGCGTGACGAGGCGAAAAACCAAGCCGCCAATCTCATCACCGAGCGAGATTCCGCCAGCGCCCGTGTTGCATTGATGCAAACCCGCATCACCGAGCTGGAAGCATCGCAGTCCGACTTCGACCGCAAGCTCCAACTCGAAGTCGCCCGCGTCGTCGCCTCCACCGGCACCACGATGCCCGCCCAGGTGACCCCTGCCGGAGATGCCTCCCAGGCTGCGGATCTCCACGCGCGTTTTGCCGCCATCACCGATCCCGCCGAGCAGACCGCCTTCTGGCGCAAGCTCACTCCGGAACAACAAGCCCTCATCCTCAAACACCAAGCCTGATAACACGCCATGTCCAACACCCTCACCAACGTCAAAGACATCAAGGTCGCCCAACGGGCGCTCATGCCCTTCATGTCGAATCTCCTGCCGGTCACGGCGTTCTCCACCGACTTCAGCCCGATGCCGGCCGACAAGCTCGACACCGTGCGCGTCCCGCTCGTCGGCGCGCCCAGCACGTCGAGCGACTTCGCAGGCGACTATTCGGCCAATGCCGACTCCACGGTCACCGTGGTTCCTGTCACGCTCAACCGCCACAAATACAAGACCGTCCACGTCACCGCCCGGGAATCCGCCGAGACCTCGCTCAACGCGCTCGAAGCCCTGGTGGAGGCCGCCGCCCAACAACTTGCCCAGGATGTGCTGGTGGACATCTTCAGTTGCATCACGCTCGCCAACTTCGGCGCTCCTGGCATCGCCGCGCTCGCCGCTACCGCATTCGATTACAAGAAGGTGCTCAGCCTGCGCGATGCCTGCGGAATTGCCAAGATGCCGCCCAACCCGCGGTCGCTGATTCTGGACTCCGGTTACTACACCAACATGCTCGCCGATGATGTGGTCGCCAAGAGTTTCAACCTGAACCTCAACGCTCCGGCCGTCACCGAAGGCATGGTCAAACGGATCGCTGGATTCAACCTCCATGAAACGACCCTCATCCCGTCGGATCACGCGGAAAAGCTCGTCGGCTTCGCCGCCCACTCCAGCGCCGTCGCGGTGGCCATGCGCTACCTGCAACCAGTAGCCGATTATCAGCAAGCAGGTGCCGTTACCGATCCCACCACGGGCATGACCTTCGGCTACCTGCGCTTCACCGACACCCGCGCCAACAAGATCTTCGTCACCCTCGAATGTCTTTACGGCTTCGCTCCGGCAAAAACCGACGCCCTCAAGCGCATTGTCAAACCGTAAGCTTCTCTGGAGTTCGATTGGCATCCATCACCCTCTCTCGGGAAACCGGGAGGGGGTGTTTTGTTTGAACCTCCCCGAAGGGTTGGGCCAACACTCATGACCTGGTTGGCCCATCCCGTCCGGGGAAACTATAACCAATCGACAGCAGACGACCTGTAAAAGCAAGTAGGTAGTGGATTGACACCAAACGCGGTGCGTGAACTTGATCCAAGCCGCCGCCGCCGAAGCCTTCGTTGAAATTCTGCGAGACGCGGGCGTGCCGGTGACCATCGGCAGCAAGGAATATCAGGCGATGGTCTCGCCGAGCGGACTGGCCGTTGATCTTGAGGAAGGAGGCTTCACCCAGGACGGGTCGCTCACGGTGAAGCTACTTGTGGCAAATCTGCCAACTCCGCTGCCATCTCACAACGACACGATCCTCATCGGCGGCGAGCGCCACAAGATTGAGGAGGTCATCCGCAAACCCGGATCCGGAATCATCGAATACCGGGTGGCCCGCCGCTGAAACCATCATGAACCAAGCCATCGAAGATTACCTGGCCGGCCTGTTCACCTCCGCGCAACTCACTCCCGCGCCCGAGGTGTTCACCGGGCCTTCCTCCGAAATCCGCACTCCTGAATCCCACGCGATTCTCGTGCTGGCCGACTCGATTGAGAACGTGGTCGGTCCGCTGCATCGGGCGACCGTGAAGATCCTTGTCTCGTCACCCACCGACGACCGGACGGAACACGCCACGCTCGCCCATGCGGTGAAGGGCATCATGGAAGGTGCATTGCCTGCGGCAAATGGATTCACGGTCGGCGGATTCAGGACGAAAGCCCACGCCACCACTGTCACCGATGACGACCGTTGGCTCACCACCATCGAAGGGATTCTCGGGGTGGACTGGACGCCGGTTGACACCGCGCCGTAGTCGTCATGCCCGCCACTTTCGGAGTCACCAACCTACACGGACTCGCACCCGCCACCGGCCACGCCCAGGAGGCATCCGCCGACGCGTCCATCGAAGTGGCCACGCTGCGGGACTCGCTCGGCGTGACCGTGGTGGCAAAGCCGAAAAAGCTCATCACCCGCAGTATCACGCTGTCCGGCAAGGGCACCGTGAATTTCGGCGACGTGGCCGCCGGGACGATCACCAAGGGAACGTCCTTCGTGACCTCGGTGAAAGTGACCGAAAGCAATGACGATTTCCCCTCCTTCGAGATTCAGGCCGTCGCCTACGACGACGTCTAACACCCATTACTTCCATGCCCGCCGCGTTCAACGAAATCGGAGTCAAGTGTGTCACCGCCGCCCTGGTGGAAAGCGTGGACGTGCAGAAGCAGCTCGAACACAAGATCCTCAAGAAGAGCGACGGCGCGTTCGAGACGGGCAACCGTTACGACCCGTCCTTCAGTTTCACCGTCAAGGGCCGTGGTCTCGCCGATGAATCGCTGTTGGGTGGAGCTTCCGCCGCCTATGTGCCGGACCAGATCACGGGAGGAACCACCATCATCACCTCCGTCAAGAACTCCCAGACCAACGAGGACTACAACTCGTTCGAAGTGTCCGGAGTGAACCATCCCGCCGCAAGCGCGGCATGACGCACCCAACAGATCACCCGAGAAATCACCCATGAAAGAAGGAATCACAATCAGCGTCGTGCGCGATCACGACACCAAACCCACCGAAAGCCGCAACACCCGGCTGATCGCGGCGGCACTCGCCAGCGGCGGCATGTTCGCGACCGAAGCCGCCTATTCCGACACGGTCGAACAAACCCCTGGCGGCCCGAAGCGCACCGTCACCTGGCTGATGGACGGCGCGGCAAAACTCAGCTTCGAGCCCATCGAGGCAGCGGAAAGCATCACTTTTGAAGAGTTCCGCAAGCGTTACGAATCACTCGCCTGGTGCGAGGCCAACGCCAATCACCCCATCGCCTACCTGCGGGCGATGAACGACCAGCACAACCGGCTGCTCGACAAGGTCAAGACGATGCGCCCGATGCTTCTCATTCGCAAAGGCAAGCGCATCGCCATCGTCCCGAGCGGATCCGACGAGGCGTCGAAAGCCACCCGCGAGCAAATCCTTTCCGAATTCTGAGGCCATGAACGACCGTGAAAACAACCTCGCCCTTGGTATGATCGACAACGGGGAACGCCGGATCGGTGGCATCAAACTGCGTCCCTACACCGTGGGATCAATGCAACTGGCTCATCTCCTCAAGCTCACCATGTTCACCCGTAGCAAGGATGACCCACCGCTGGAGCTTGATGAAATGGAGGAGCAGCGGCAGATCATGGCCTTTGCGTGGATGCAGTCCGCCGATGAAGACGACATCTCCGATGCGATCCGGGACGGCACCGTTGATAGATGCGTTCTCAAGTTCTCTCTCAGAGTCACTTTCGACATGCTCCCCGCGCTGATGGTCGAGATGAACCGGATTGGCGAATTGGTCGCCGCATCCAGCGTGCGCGTCGAAAGCAAGTATCCATCCAATGATGACGAAGCGCCGGGAAAGTCCTGAACCCCGGCTGGCTGGCGGCCGTGGTTTATACCATCGCCAAGGACACCGGTTGGAACGAGGACTTCATCATCTGGAAACTCCCGATGGCGCGTGCCCTCCAGTATTACCACTGCGCACTGCAGGCGGCCAACCTCTGGACGCTTGAGCCACCGACTGATGAGTCGATCCAGGCACTCGCACCGGAGGAACTGATCGGCCTCATCGACCGCATGGTTGACGACGATCAGGATGACGATGGAAGATGAGGTAAAATTCAAGCTGCATGTCGATGAGTTCCAGCGGGCTGCTGACCGGCTCGCTCTTTATTCGAAGCGCGACGGCGAGACGTTCATGAAGGAACAGATCCGCGGCTTCATCCGTCACTTGCTGGACTTCACGCCACCGAGCCGTGGCAGCACACGCGGCGTTAAGGCGAAGAAGCTCGGCGAGCTGGCGATCACCGGCGATATCCGCGCCGTGTTTCGCGGGGTGTCTGATCCGAAGCGGGCGGATGTGGATTCCATCGCGCAAATGCGCACGGTGCTCAAGTCGCGGAGGAAGAGCGGAAGCATGCGCGTGGCCAAGGGCGGAACCAAGATCAAGGCACCGAAGGCGCTGATTGCCGAACTCATCAAGGCCAAGAAGGCGCGGGTTGGCTATCTCGCATCAGCATGGGCGACGGCGGCGCAAAGCGTCGGGAAAATCCGCGTTCCCGCATGGGTGTCGCGGCACGCCGCACCCGGCAACACCGACATCACGGTGAGGGATGGCGAGATCAGCGCGTCGATCACCAACGCCGTCGAGTGGGCTGGCAAGGTCAACGGGCTGCGGGCGCGGGTGAATGCCGCGCTCCGGGTGCAGACCCGCTCGATGGAAAAGCGGCTGCTCTACTTCTTCGCCAACGTGAAGGGAAAGTCCGGATTCGATTGACATGCCACCCGTGACCAGATGGCCAAGCTCACCGCACTACTGACTCTCAACACGGCTGGATTCCAGTCGGCGTTGCAAAGCGCCAAGTCGGCGACGGGTGGTCTCAAGAACTCGATGGCCGGCATGTCGTCGGGCGCGTCCAAGGGATTCGCGTCAATGGGCACCGCCATGAAATCCGTGGCCAAGGGAACGGCGGTTGTCGCCGCCAGCGTGGCCGCCGCAGGTGCCGCGATTGGCGCGTTGACCTACAAGCTGATTCTATCAGGTGAAGCGGCTAACTCCGCCGACGCCCGTGTCCGCAACATCGCCAAGTCGATGGGATTGTTTGGCGACCAGTCCGACGCTGTGGCCGAACGGCTCAATAACCTCGCGGACAAGATCGAGTTGCAGACCGGCATGGACGGCAATGCGATCCAGCTCACCCAGGCAAAGCTGCTCACCTTCAAGGAACTCGCCAACACCGCCAACGAGCTTGGCGGAAATTTTGATCGGGCCACCCAGGCCGCGGTGGACATGGCGGCGGCCGGATTCGGCACCGCCGAACAAAACGCCGTGCAACTCGGCAAGGCACTCAACGATCCGATCAACGGACTTGCGGCCTTGCGCCGTTCGGGCATCACGTTCACCGAAGAGGAGAAGGCCAAGATCAAAGCCCTGGCCGAATCCAACCGGATGCACGAAGCACAGGCGTTGGTGCTCGCCGCCATCGAAAAGCAGGTCGGCGGCACTGCGGCGGCGACTGCGGATGCAACCGTTCAGATCAAGGCCGCGCTGAATCAGGGATTTGAGGAAGTCGGCAAACCGCTGGCGGAGGCACTCGCTTCGCTCACGCCGCAATTCCTCGAATTCGTGGAAATGGCCAAACCCAAGCTGGCCGAAGCCGGCCAGTTCCTGGTTGCCATGTTCCGCAGCGGCGAGGCGCTCAACCTTGTCTGGTCGTCGCTCAAGCTCGCGTTCGCGCAGAGCGTGAATTTTCTGTGGGCCACCCTGCGGGCGACCATCGCCGCCACCGGCCAATACATCGTCGAGTATTTCAAAACCGCCGTCACCTACTTCGAGATCCTGACGACTCCCGAGTTCTGGAGCGGGATGGGCAATGCCATCATCGGGATTTTTCTATCAGCCATCAGTTTCCTGCAAAAAGGATTCGCGGAGATTGTCGAGGTGGCCCGCCCGCTGGCCGAGATCTTCGGCAAGGATACCGCGCTCGATGGGATTCAGAAGACGATCCGCGAGAGCGCTTCGATCCTCGATGAAGACGCGGCGGCCCGGTTCTCGAAGGCCGGCGACCTGTTGGAACCTGCCGCACAGAAAATTGCGGCACGCCTGGCCGAGGCCGGTGAAAACGTGAAGACCCGCTTCAATGAGACATTCGCCAAGACCGCGGAGGCCATCGACACGTCCGGCATGAAGCGCGAGTTCGGTGAAACCGTGGAGCGCATCAAGGCGGCGATCCCCCCGGCCAAGGCGGGCAAGAAGATCGGCTTGGCACCGGCCCCCGAAAAGCCCCAGGCCCCAGCAGCCATCGCCGGTGGCGGCAGCGCGGCGCTCGGCGGATTCGCGCAATCCATGAACATGCTCTTCGGGCGCAGCGCAAACGCTGGGCTACTGGAGGAAAACAAGCGGCAGACCGACTGGCTCAAGAAGATCCACGACAACACCAAGAACAGGGGCAACACCCCGGCACCGGCGGAGGCGGTCTTTGCGTGAGCCATGGCTGAGAACACCATTCTCGAAGGCGCGAGCGGCGGCAGGGACGAAAACATGATTTCGTCATTCGCCGTGTCGTATCACGCCAAGAGCATCGGCGAGGTCACTACGGTTGGCCAAGCGCGTTTTCATGGGCTGGTCGAACAGGGAAGGACGTGGCAGGCGCTCAACGACGGCACCGACGGATGGATCGTCACCGTCAATTACAAGGGATACACCGAGGACGAGGAGCCCGCTCCAGAGGATACGGAGCAGTGGAACCTTGGCTTCGATTTTTCCGAGGAACCCATTGAATCGCACCCGAATCTCAAGGAGATCAAGGCGACCTACGGTGGCTATTACGAGGAACCGGGAGGGCCGCTGAAATTCCCGGAGTTCATGCCCAAGGAGTCCAAGGGCAAGGGCGGCCTGGGCGGCCAGAGCAAAACCAAGGCGGGTGAGAAGAACCCGATGTTCGGCACTTCGACCTATGCCGTGATGACAGCGCGCGTCACCCGCACCTGGTCGTCGAAGCAGATCCCCAAGAATGCGATCAACGACATCGGCAAGGTATATACTAGCATCCCGGGAGCGCCCGACTCCATTTCGAATGTCGATTTCGGCAGCCGCACCTGGATGGCGATGCCGCCGAAAATCTCACAGAACGGCGACGTGTGGCGGATCGAAAACGAATGGTTGTTGTCGCCGCCAAGCTGTTGGGTCGAGGAGGTCTATGAGAAAGCCAGCAAGCAATGACGACGCGGGAACTCAAGGTGCGCAAGGGCGAGAAGGTCCGCGATGCGTGGGAACGCCTCGTGCGCTGGGTAGATTCGCTTAAAATCGTGCCTGATGACGGCATCGACGTGCGCGTCACTCCTCACGGGACAATCGTGCGAGTCCGCGACAACCAGATGTTCCGCCATCCGTTCCGCGTAATGGTGAGCGGATCATCGGTGCGTGTCGCACCCGGGACTGTGAATGATCTGGTCCCGGTCATCACCGAGAGTGGAGCAAAACGCCGCATCGACAACCGCGACCAGGACGGCAACCGCGAGAACGGCAAGGACTATCCGGCACTCAAACTGGATCCGAAGAAGGCGTCCAAAGACGGGCGGATTTACATTTCGCTCAAGGTGAAGCAGTCGGTGAGCGGCGGGATTTCCGGCGTGAAGGAAAACAAGGCCGGCGAGCAGGTGAGTGAGAATGTGGAAATCGTCCAAACCGATTCAGCCAAGGGACCGCTCGACGGTTTCGGATACTACCCGCTCGCCTTCCTGCGGGTATCAGCAGACGGCAACTCCATCGAGGAGGTGTTCCAAATCGTTCACCACAACGTCCGCTACGAGTTCCAGGAGCGCCGGCCGAGCGAGGAGGATCTCAAGAAGAACCCGGACGCGAAAGCCGTCGGTCGCCACCTGTTCATCCCGACATGAAGCGCAAGGTCCCCATCATCAATCACAGGACGTGGAACGCGATGATCGACGATGTAGCGCGGCGGCTGCCTCTGCGGTTTGTGAGAACCTCGCGCCGTTGGGTGCATCCGTGGACCATCGTGCCGGAATGGAGCGATGCCGCCGGACAGTGGGTGTTCCGCATCCGTCCCGGTTTCGTCAACGGAGTGGAACCGGAAATCTCCACCCTGGCCAGGCTCGCCACCGAGCGCACGCTCGAACGGATCGAAGAGGAAACCGGATCACGTCCGGAGAAGGATCAATCGGTGGACGCGCTCATCACCGAGTCGCCTCAAATCCTCGTCCCCTCGACCCGCATCATCGGCAAGGGGGCGGATGCCGAATCGGTTTCGGTCTCCGATTCGGGGAATGTTGCCGTCGAGTTCGAGGCCGTGCCTGAGTTCTTCATCCAGTTCGGCGTGACCGATGAAAAGGCCGTGTTCCAGGGCAACCTCAATTCCGGCATCCAGGAGGTCCAATACGAATCGACCGACGGTTCTCCGGTGCTGCGGGCCTGCGATCTGGTGCTCTACGTGGACCGTCCCGCAGCCAAGCTGGATGTCATCAAGGGCAATCCTCTGATGGACAGCTACAGCGCGTTGCTTTCCATCAGCTATGGTAGATCCACGACGGCACGGGAACGCCCGTGGCTGGATGTGACGTCCAAATACACGCCCCGCGTCGAGGTCGAAATGGGCAACTTGCTGGAAGGTGCGGCCGACCCCGAGTTCGACGCGATCAAGATCGCCACCATCTATTTCCTCTCGCCGCCGAAGTTCTCGCCCGACCTGCCGATGGATGACACCTGGACCGCATTCGTGAAACACGACCAGTTCTGGAACCTCGCCCACGCGCCTCAGCGGATTCCTGATCCGACGCCCATCGATCCGATCCGCCTGCAAACCGGCCTTTTGGGCGGTATCGCCGATCCGATTTTCAGCAGTCTGCTTGCACCGGGTAACGACGCCTTCAATTCCGCGCTCCAAGTGCTGCGCAACCGCAATCTGGCAGGGAGGTTCTGGTCGCTATGAGTGACGAAACCAAAGACGGCTTCGGCCTGAACAAGGAAGAGCGCCTTCTCGCCAAGCGCCTCGGCAAGGAAGAGGAGGAAGCGGAGCAGGCGGCTGGGCTGGAGCCGCCGTTTCCCTACGTCCTGACGAAATTCGACGCGGAGTATTTCGATCTGTGAGTTGTGAAAACGACAAACCAGTATGAGTTCAAGGGCAGGATTCCAGACCGGTTTCACATCCGGTAAACCGGCGCTGCTATGGACAACGTAAGCACAAATCATCTGGAAGTCACTGATACACCAAAGACGCTGGCTCAAGCTCTCAAGACAACACCGCAAACGATCAATAGTTGGCATCGTAATGGGGTCATCCCATCAGTCTTCACCTGCGGGCGTGTAGTGCGATTCAACCGGAATCAGGTAATCGCAGCACTGGCGGCCCAATCAAAATCCAGGAAGTCATGAAGCCGACGCAAGAACCTGAATGGGCTCGCGAAAAAGAGATCAACGCACGTTTTGGCCTTACTCACACGATTCTTTACAATCTGCGGAAACGAGGAGCGATCAGAAGCGTGTCGCTTCGCGGTGACGATGCAAAGTATGGGGCCAGGCTTTTTCACGTCGGAAGCATTCGCGAATACATCGAAATGCAGGAGTCCAAGGAGATCGCGCATCAATCAACTATGCCGCATGGCAGATCATGACGACGAAGTATTCCGAGCTGTGAGTTGACGCGGTGGGCAGAGGCAGGACATCCCCATGCAGGCCACCGTTTATGCCAATCTCACCACTCGCAGGCTGACCACGACGCTTGGCGGCAGCGCGATTTCATTCCCAGCCTTCGTGCAGGGCGACACCCAACTCGACGCCCTTTCCACCAGTGATCGCATCCTCGTCTGCGAGGGCATCGCCTCTCTCTATCCAGAGCAATCCTCCGAGGCCATCACCGCCAGACAGCACGCTGCCGATCTCCGCAAGATCGAGCGCGACCAGTTGCTCCTAACCGACCTCCTCAAATCCTCCTGATCATGTCCGCCACCTGTCAGAAAGCCATCCGCTCCATCCGCGTCTGCGCCTGGATCAACATCAAGCAGGCCAAGGCCGCTCGCAAGGCAGGCCGGGAACGACTCGCCACCTATCACGCCGCCGTCGCCCTTCAATGCCGCCGCGACGCCAACTCTCTCCGCTAACCGATTATGACACGCGAAGCCGAAAAACTCAGAGCCGACAACAACCTCGCCGCCCTGCCACCCACCGAACGCAAGATGGTCGAGACTCTCCTGAACTGCTCCCAGTCGGACACCCGGGACTATTGCCGCCATCTGGCAGAACCGAAGCCCCGCAATGTGAGAATGCTGGAAACCGCGCTCGACCTGGAGAAATCCAACCGCCGCCGGGAAGCTGTCATTGCCGTGATCACCTCAGCTCTCAAAAAAGCCTCAAGGCCAGTGGCATCTGCCCCTGCCGAAGTTGTTTCATCAGAAGTCCTCCTATCAGGACCGCCTGCCAACTCGCTCTCACCGGTGGAGACCGCCGCCCTCGCCACCGTCGAGGCCACCACCCTCGAAGCCCGCCGACTGGCCGATCTGGTGAAGGACTACGGTCGCGCCGGCACCGCCGCCAAAACCCTCTGCGGCATCCATCTCCGCCACATCCGCGAGTTTCACTTCGGCCCGCGTAATCCGAACGGTGGACGCCCGAAAATGAAAACCCCAAATGTTTCGGGGTTTGCCACCTGGGGAGAGTTTCTCTCCGACCGCGTCGGCATCACCGATGACACCGGCACCAACTGGATGAAGATGGCCGATGCCGTCGAAGCCCTCGCCGAGTCCAAGGGACTCGACCTCCAGTCCATCTGCCAGAAATTGCCATGGGACTGGACGCCTGAGGAAACCGCCGCCATCGACACCACGGTCCGCGCGCTCACCCAGGACAAAACCCAGCGTCAGCTCCTGCAGGCGGACTTCCTTTCCAGCCTCGGCTACGAGGAGCCCGAGCGGTCCAACAGCTCCAACAATCCGGCCGGCAACAACGGCGGAAAGAAGAAGCCCGCCGCCTCCATTCAGGAATCCGTCCGCCTCAAGCAGGAAGCCGCTCGCTTGATCCTGTTCGGCACCGTCAAGCCCGGCTTCGCCGAGCGCGGATCCATCGCCCTCTTCATGGAGAACTTCATCAAGACGGAAGGCGCGGAAGTCGCCGCCCTGCCCAAGCAGGAACTACGGGACCTCTACGAGCACACCATCAAGGACTTCGTCGCCGCCTTCCGCAAGCTCGCGGAACTCTAACCTCTCCCACCAAACACAGCCATGACCACCACCGCCCCACAAACCAAATCCCGGGACCTCGCCATGATCGACCGCGCCCGCGCCCTCAACAAGATCGAACAGGCGCAGGCCCTTCTTTACGAGGCCGCGCAAATCACCTGCCCGCTCCAGGGCTTCGTCAAGCCCTGGCAAAGGATCGGCAATCATGCCGATGCCACCAAGGCCCTTTGGCATGCTGTGAACAACGCCCCATACCCCATCGGCCACGACGAAGCCTAACCACTCACATCCATGTCCGCCCGCGTTCCCCATCTCCTCACCCGCCTTCTCAGCTCGGACGATCTCGATGCGCTGGAGACAGCCATGCTCACCCAGACCGAGCCGCCCACTTGGCCCGCCGCCGTCCAGATGATCCGTGATGCCCGCGAGGCATCATTCCAGCGCCGCTCCAAACTCACGCCGTCCGCCCGCCGCAAATCGTTAGGCCTCCGCTACACCCGCTGATTCTCTCTCTGGATTCTTGATTCTGGACTCTCAAATCTAACCAGCCATGCCCGCCACCGAAACCAGCCCCTACCTTCCCGGAAAACCCATCATCCTTTCCAGGCTACCTGCCCAGGACTGGTTCACGCTGGACGAAGCCGCCGCCCATTCCGGCTGGGGCAGGACCTTCGTCCGCAATCGCATCCTCAACGGCGAGCTTCCCGCCCAGGAGTGCAAGACCGGAGATCCGCGCCACACCGGCCGCAACCACAGCTACCGCATCCACGTGGACGATCTCGTTGTCTTCATCATTCGGAACAGCCAGGGCAAATACACCGAGGAAAAGGTTTTCCGCGACGCCGCCACCATCATCCGCAGCTGGCCCGCATGGATGCGCCGGGAACTCGTCAAGTTCGTCAACCACACCCTCGGCACCGAGGGCTAACGGAACCGCCATGCAACCCGCCCCCTATTCCCCGGACACTCTAACCACCCTTGGCGGGGAGGCTCCCTACCATCTCGACGATCATGCCGTCCGCGCCATCCTCGCCACTGTCCTGACGGTCACTCGGGAATTCCACGTCAAGCCAAGCGTGCTTTTTCCCCGCTGCCGCAATGCCCGCGTCGCCACCGCCCGCATGACCGCCATGGTTCTTCTGCGCCGGCGGCATCAGCTCACCTACATGGAAATCGGCGGGATCTTCCGCCGCGACCACGGCACCGCCATCCATGCCATCCATGCCATCTCATCCCGCGCCACAACGGATCGCGCATTTGGCACCGTTTTCGAGCGCCTGCTCGCCCTCACCGATCCGGACCGGCCCGCCGGGACCACCGCTCTCTGACCCCATGCCAGCCATGACCAACCACCCATCGCCAGCTGCAGCCGCCTCACAGTGTGACCTCATTCCGGCCGGCCTCCAGGAAAGCCGGGGCGAGTGGGTGGGCATGCTCACCCTTCACCATCTATCGGGAGCCATGGCCGTCCACTCCCGCATCTCGGAACTCAGGGGGCGCGGCCATCAGATCGATCAGAAAAGCCGCAAGGTCGGCCGCATGATCCACAGCTCCTATCGCCTGATTCCCGAATCCACCCCCGACCTAACCAGCCAGCCATGATCCTCAACCCGCCCGAAATCGTCCTGATCCTCAAGAGCTATCATTCCATGATCCGTCTCGGCGCGACCGGCACCGTGCTGGAAGACATGCTCGCAGTCGTCATCAAGCACCACCTGGGCCACCAGCCATACGAGACCTTCCTCAAGACCTATCAACTCTTCCTGCAGTCCATCCCGCTGGAAACCGCCAAAGCCGCATGGGGCATCAACTCCGCCGCATCCGCTTGCACCCACACTCTCCACAAAACCAAGCCATGAACTCAGATCCCACCGCCCTCGTCATATTCGCCGCCCTCGTTGGAGCCTCTATCGGATTCTTCGCCGCGTGTCTTTTTGCCTCCAAACGCATCCGCGAGGAACGCCGCTCCCTGTGGAGAGAAGGCTACGCCGCCTGCAACCGTGAGCATGAACGCCGCCGCCTCTAATTCTATCAATCATCAATCCCCACGTCCCGCCATGATCTCCACCGACCTTGCCGACATCATCGACGCCCTTCGCGTCCGCTTCGCCATCGCCGAGCACAATGCAGCGATCCAATACACGGAAGGCCGTCTCGAAGACGCCGCCACGAGCTATGACAACGCCATCTCCCTGGAGTTCGCCATCGACTGTCTAACCACCATCAACTGATCCCATGGACTGCACTCTTCAAAACCTGATCTCGCTCGTCGCCGAGCACGCCATTGTCGATCCCGCAGACATCACCCCGGAGTCCGCATTCGGTTCCCTCGGCTTCGACAGCCTGGACCACATCGAACTCATCATCGAGGCGGAGGATCTCTTCAACGTCGAGATCCCGGAGCAAGTCGCCAACGCCTGCCACACCGTGGGCGATCTCCATCAAGCCATTCTCAACGCCGAAGAGTCATGAACATCCAGCCCTGCCCCTACTGCCAGCAGCCGCCCGCGCTCAGGACAGCACCCGCCATGCCCGGCCTGGTTGACGAGCACTACCTGGAGTGCAGCAACCAGATCGACTGCCCCGGCTGGCCCTACACCGAGCCGCACCCCACGCAGGAACTCGCCATCGCCGATTGGAACGCCATCACCAAGGAAGGCTCCTAACGCATCATTTCAGTTTTCAGCTTTTCCACTTTTCAGCTTTTACCCAAATGACCCTCACCCACCTCACCTTCAGCATTCCTCACGAGGACGCCCGCGAATTCGCCGGACTCCCTCAGAAAACCCGCGACCGCGTGAACTGGCTGCTAGACGTCATGAAGGCCATCGCCCGCGCGGACAAGGGGCGCGTCAAACTCTGTGAGGAAATCGCCGCCGGGGCGAAGCTGCACCGGAATTCCATCTACAATGTCTGGAAGGCATTCGCGGCCACCGGCGATTGGCGCAAGCTCATCGACCGCCGCCACACCTCCGAGTTCTGGATCCGCGACGAGGCGAAGAAGGTAGGGCTGCCGGCGGCATTCGTCACGGAATGGCAGTCCCGGTGCGATGCGAACCAACGCGCCTTCAAGCCCGCCTGGCGCTTGCTCATCCGGGATTGGAAACTCTGGAGGGCAGGGGATCTCACCAAGGCGCTTCCGGGTTACGACCGCTGCCCCGAGCCCGCTCCTAACACCCGTATCCCGAAAGGCTGGAACTACTCGAACCTTCTGCAATACGCACCCACCGACGTGGAACTCGCCGCCGCCCGCAACGGCCGCGAGGCTGCCAAGAAGCTCCTGCCCGGCCTGCGCACGACCCGCGTCGGTTCCTATCCGTTCGCCGAGATCCAGTTCGACGACATGTGGCATGACTTCCTGGTCAATGTCCCCGGTCAGAAGAATTCCTGCCGGTTGTTGGAGTTCGGCTGCGTGGATGCCTTCACCACCTACATCTTCAATCCCGGCCTCAAGCCGCGGCTCCGCGACATGGAGACCGGCAAGATGCAAACGCTCAATGAGCGCGATTTCCACCTCTACGTCATCAACTGGATTCTCGACCACGGCGTCCACCCGAACGGCACCGTCTTCCAGGTGGAGAACGGCACCGCCCGCATCGGCGGCGCGTTCGCCGAGAAGCTCAAGCTCTGGTTTCCGATATGTAAGCGACACGCGATTTGAGAGAATTGGACGCCTATTTGAGAAAAATCAAGGTTTTGGCGGGTTGCAGCAGTGTTGCAACCCGGTTGCCGGAGGGTGTCAGTAGACCACTTCA